TCTTTTTCTTACTTTTTTCGTTATGCTTAAATTAACACGCTCTATCTTGGGGTTGGTAGGCTTATGACATATTTAATGCAGCAGGACCCTTATATCATTACCCAAAGTGGGCTAATACTCGGCATAGTTCTTGCCACCGTCATAGCTGTGTTAAACGGTAATGACAATAGGTTCAGATAATATCTGAGAAAGGAGAAAAATCCACTATGAATAATACACCTAACTACTTAGACGGTGCAGTATTTACAATTGCTCAGAATGCTGGAGAGTCACTATTCCACGCTTTCACAACTGTTGTGCCTGTTTTGGTCCCAATTTTAGCTGGTCTTTGGGCAATTCGCTACACACTCGGAAAACTTGGATTCTAATCCATACTGTTTTAGTCCCCACTTGAAAGGAGGGTAATTAAATGACTAAATCTATTAAGCGCCCACTTCTAGTGGGGGCTATTGCAGCGATATTAGCTTTGGGTTTTATTCCCTCAGCTAGTGCTGTCGGCTATGATGTTACTAGCCTCACCGATTTTGATGTAACTGGTGTTGGTATTACTCCTGCTGGTGTTCCAGGTTCTTGCCAGGGTTTAAGTTTCTACTTAACTAATCCTGCTCCAGCTAGTGGTAAAGTTTATGCTGTTTATGTCTTTGATGATTCTGTTACTTCTGTATCTGATTTAGTTAATAGTTTTCAAAGTGTAATTTCAGTAGCTAATGATAATCTCCCAGTTTATACTTGTTCCTCTTTTAAGAATCTTTTAATATCTGAAGTAAATGCTACTGGGTCAGGTAATGATTTAGTGGTCTGTTTTGATTTAGCTACCTGTATCCATAGAGATGTTGTTACTATCGGTAAAAGATTATTTTCTTCTAATGTTGTTCCTGTTGCTCCTGCTACTGTTGTTCTAAAAAATTGTTCTAAATTTATTTATAGAGATTTTACTTCTCGCACTGTTTGTAATACTTCTTTTAACCCTTCTTATTCCTTAGCTGCTAATCCTGATACTACTAAACAATTATCTAAAAGCTGTATTCAAAAAGTAAATGATTATACTACTTATAAAACTGTATTAACTGAAACCTGTAGCACTGCTTATGTTGCTCCTATTGTTCTTAATGATTCTTGTGACTTTGATATCTTAGCTCCTACTTCTTGGGTTAGATGTTTGTTTATTCCTACTGAAAAAAACTTTGATGATATAAATAAAACTTATACTGATTTTCTTGCACAGGGGGCTTTAGGTCAAATTATTGGAGCAGGTCAAAATATAGTTATGCCAATTACTCAGGTTTTATTTAGAGGCTCTAACGATGCCCAAAGCAGAACCTGTCTTGGGGTATCTGTTAATTTTCTTTATACTGTTCCTAACTCTACTGCTTTCATTCAATATGTTGGAAATCCTTTTGAAAATTGTTCAGGATTTAAGAAAGACTTAGCTGAGAGATATGCTATGCCTATTCAATATGTGACGATTACTATAGGTGCTTTTATTGTATTTACTAATCTTATATTAAATGCTCTTAACCTTGGAGATTCTTTATTTACTAGAGGTCAATCTGTAGATAAAACTACAGGAGAAGTTAAAACTGGTTGGAGGCGTAGGCGTAAATGATTACTTACGGTTTATTACTAGCTTTTACTACTCCTATATTTTGGATTTTTAATTTAATACCTCCACTTCCTTATGCTTTATCTGAAGCTTTAGCTCAAGCTAATTCTTTCTTTTATGGTTTTTTGGAGTTTGCTATTGCCTGGCAGAACTGGATACCGATACACCTTATTGGTTTACTAGCTAGTGCATACTTTGCTTTGTGGGCAGCTACTATAGGTTTACGATTCTTTAGAGTTGTTTATTCTATGTTGTTTGGTGGTGGTGGTTCACTATGATTATTTTGGTTTTAATAGCCGGTACTCTTTTCTTCTTTTTTGTGCGTAGATTAACTCGTCGCAGAAATGTTGAGTTAATGGGAGAGCGTCCTTACAGATATCAAATGGATTCTAGGCGTTCTAATTCAGGTTGGAAAGGTGGCTTTTAATGAAAATCCCAAAGATACTAAAGAGAGCTGACAGACCTAAAGCTAGGGCTCGTATGAAAAGAAATTCCTCACCAATTAGAGCTTATGTAGGTCTTAACGGAGCAGGTAAAACTTTAACTGCTGTATATGATACTATCCCTTATTTAGAGGCTGGTATGAAAGTACTTTCCTCAGTACGCTTCTTAGATTATAATAACCGTAGATTATGCGATGATGAAACTTGTGTCGCTGAGAATCACGACACACATTATGCAGCACACCCCAACTGGATACCTCTCAGAGAGTTTAGTCAGATATTACACGCTAGGAATACAGTTATATTCTTAGATGAAATTCAAGGTATTATGTCGTCACGAGATTACTCAACACTACCTACACCTATACTAAACGCCATAATGCAACAACGCAGAAATAATAATGTTATAATTTATACTACTCCCTTTTTTGGTAGAGCTGACAAAGCTCTCAGAGAGGTAACCCATACAGTTACTCTCTGTTCTCCATACTTATCAAAAACTAAAAAATCTGAACCAGGTCAGCCCCCTATCCTTTGGAAAATAAGATACGCTATACTAGCTCGTACTTATGCTGCTGAACTTATGGACGAGTTTGACGCCAGGGGAGCAGATTTAGGAAATATGCGCCCTAAGGTATTCCAGTTTTATATTCGTCCTTGGAACAAAGCTCAGAACGCTTACGATAGTTATGACGCTGTTCTCTCTATCGGCTCCTCAGACGCCTTAGGCTCTTGTATGACTTGCGGTGGAAAACGCTCTCAGAGCAGGTGTAGTTGTCCCGTCCTAATTAAGGAACACGCGGACAAGACACACCCAAGCGGCTCTGCCGCTGGTGTGTCGCCCGTAACCTTAAAAGGCGAGGACTTACCTCTCTAGGGGTTCTGCCCTCTGTTCATATATTGGTAACAAAGTTTCACCCTTTGTTACAAATATATCCAGTATAAGCCCCTAATCCAGGAGGGTTGCCCCCTTTGGGGGGGTTCTTACTGTATTTACTAGTCCCTCGAGATTTTTTCTAAAAATATCGGGGGGCGGACATATCGGTCATAGGTTGTTTTTTTATTGTTTTTTATTTTTTTGTTTTTTTAGGTTTCACCCTCATAGTAATGTTTATGACTTCACAACCTATTTTATTTCAAGATAACGAAGTTTATAATAATATGAGAAAAGAACGATATCAAGCTAGAACTTTCCTCCAAAGTTTCACCACATTAACTGCAACTCGCAACTGCGGACACCACTCACATACTAATAGAGTGGATTTTTATAGGGGGGTTAATTCTAACGGTTTATACCGTTCCTCTGTCCGTAATCTTATAAGCTGTCGCTCTCTTTGGGCTTGTCCTTTTTGCTCTTTCTCTGCTAGTGCTGTTCGCTCTGCTCAAATATCTAATATACTTTCTGGGTGGAAAACTTTAGGTTATAACACTAGCTTTGCCACGCTTACAGTTTCACACAATAAAAACACTAGGTTAGATACTTTATGGAGTGGGCTTCTTACTAGCTATAAAAATTTTCAGCAAGGTAAAGGTTATATGTCCCTTAAAGATAAGTTTGGGATTGTTGGTTCTGTGAGAGCTATAGAGGCAACTTATGGAAAGAATGGTTGGCACTTACATATACACTTAGTTTTTATGCACGATAAAAAAATAAATATAAATGATTTATCAGCTGCTGTTTATTCCAGGTGGGCATCTGTTACAGCTAACAACGGGTTGCAAACTTCTAAAGCTGGTTTTGATATTCGTAGAAGTTTTTCTGATAGTGGGCTTTCATCCTACCTTAATAAAAATAATTATGATTTAGGTAAAGAGCTAACTAATACTCAGAATAAAAAATACTCTACGGGGTCTCGTACACCCTTTACAATTCTTTACAACTTAAAAGAAAACAACCAGGTTGATTGCTCTTGCGTTAATCAAGAAACTGGCGAACTTATTTCTAAAAATAAGTGCAATTTTTGCCTTTGGCGCGATTGGGAAAAAACAAGTAAAGGTAAGAGACAAATCGGATATTCTGGAAAAAAGTATATATTAGCTTTACTTAAATGTTTAGATTTAGATACTGATAAGGCAGAGCAAGATTTAATAATTTTTAATGATACTTATCAGCTTTCTATTAGCAACCTGGAATATAAAATAATGCTTAAAAAAGAACTCGTTATACCTTTCTTGGATATCTTACAAATATCTAAACTAGACGCTGAATTATTTTTAATAAATAATAATATCTACTACTTCGAGATTATAGAGCTCTTAACTACTTCTGAATTAACCACCATTGGAAAAACAACCTTTTAACAACAACCTTTAACACCTCATTGCAACGCAATGATAAAACTGGAATATACTAACTACGCTAACAATTGTTAGCTAATAAAGAAAGCGCTAATATGAAAAAAAATTATAAAGACGCAAAAGATGAAATAGACATATTAAAATATAAACTAGGTTGCACTGTATGCGAATACAAGCCCCTATATGCTTCACAGATAGACTTAGACCATATTAACCCAGCTACTAAATATCAAACTAATACTGGTAAAAAATTATCAGTTTCTGATATGATATGTGCCCAGTATTCATATACTAAAATAATGCACGAAACTATTAAGTGCCAATTCCTCTGTAAAAATTGCCACCTGGCAAAAACTCAAAATGATAGGAAAAAGAAATAATGATATCTTTATTTTTTACTAAAATTCTTTTCTCTCAAGCTTTTAGGAACTTCTTTTCTATTAAACCTCGTCCTGACTTTGCTGTATCAAAAAAGCGCGGTTATATTGCTTTCGCTCTTATAGCTATTACCCAGCTGGGTGACGCCTTAACTACTATGTATGGTATCTCTCAAAGTGGAGCTAAAGAGGCTAATGGACTTATGGCTCACTTTATACAGCTACACGGGCTCCGCTCTTTCTTACTGTTAAAACTCTTTGCTGTCTTATTCCTTGGAGTTTCTACCTTTAGGCGTAGATATGCTCCTTTAGCAATTGCAAGTATGTATGCGATTGTTATTGTGTGGAATTTGATAATTATAACTCAACTTGCTTGACGATTTACTTACTCCGAGTAACAATACGGTAAAGCGGGGCAATTGCCCTTAGCTTTACCGTATTGGAGTTTTAAATGTTAGTCAATATAAATGATTTACAAGTAGTAACCTGTACCACAAAAGTAGCTGAGCCTGATTCTAAAGGCGTCTCTACTTCTTTCGTTTCTCTCAAGGTTTTAACTGGTGGATACCTGAAAACCTTTTGGGGTTTTGCAAACGATTTTACCGTTCTACCAGTTGAGGGAGAAAAAATTAATGCCTCTGTCTGGATAGCAGCTAAAGTTTCTAGCCGTGACGGTAAAGCCTATTTAACTTTTCAAGTAAAAAGCATTGAAGTTAGATAGTCGGCTGGATAATAGGGGGTCAGAGATGATATTTTATAAGCGTTTTTTATTGTCTCTGTCTCTCCCTTTTTGTTTTGTTGTTGCTGGTGTGGTGAATATAACTGACCCAGTAACTAATACCGTTATTTATACTACTGACGGGATACAGAATATAGCTTTGCCTGATGAGCAGTATTACCCTTTGCTTATAACTCTTTCTTTAATACTTGCTTTTAATATCTCCTTTTTCTTTTTGCGCTTTACTTCATCTTATTTTAATCAAAAAAGAGGGTATAAACGATGATTTTTATGCCTTTATTATCTCTTTTTCTTACTTTTTTCGTTATGCTTAAATTAACACGCTCTATCTTGGGGTTGGTAGGCTTATGACATATTTAATGCAGCAGGACCCTTATATCATTACCCAAAGTGGGCTAATACTCGGC